AAGCTGGATGTAATTATGTAGATGGCTTTCAACTTCGCTATATTTACCTAATAGACAAAACCTGCAAAATAACCGTTCCGATATTACCATTTAGCAAAATAGATGAAATGGGAGCAGGAATGTATAAAGGCAAGAAAATAACGCTATTAGAGCGTAAAAAACAAGCGGAACTACCTCACAAGGGAGAGGATGATTTACACCAAAATCAGGGGGCGTTCGATTCGACCGTTCCGCTCAAAACAGTTGAAAAGCAGTTGAATGGCTAATAAACTAGATAACCTAAAGAAAGCCAAACCTTTCACTAAAAACGACCCTCGTATCAATAAGAAAGGTCGCCCCACTAAATTACCCCATTTAGAGGCTTTACTAGCTAATGTACTAGGAGAGGAGAAAGACGGAAAGACGGCAGCAGAAGCCATATTAATGGCCTTACGTGGCAAAGCTACTAGAGGTGATGTTCGGGCTGCCGAGGTGCTATTGGATAGGGCTTTTGGAAAGGTGAAGCAGGATATAGGACTAAACGGGAATATCAATTTAGATACTTCTATTATATTATTACCCGATGGAACGAAAATAGAAATATGAGTTCGCCAGCAATCGATCTCACCAAGAATATCAAACAAGCCGCCTATTTCTATAAGGTGCTTGAAAGTATTCGTACAAGAGAGTACAAGTTCTTTGCTTATGGAGGTGCAATTAGAGGTGGCAAAACCTATGTCACCCTTGCGATACTGTTAATCCTTTGCCGAAAGTTTCCCGGCTCAAGATGGGTGGTGGTCCGTCAGGATATGCCGGCATTACAGAAAACGACAATCCCGTCTTTAGAGAAACTATTAAGAGGCTCAAGTAATTGGCATTGGAACAGAGATAAATCTAACCTGTATGTAAAGAACATTCATACCGGCTCAATGATTTTCTTTTATGGTGAGAACATCGACAGAGATCCTGAACTGCAAACATTCTTAGGGGTTGAGGTGAACGGGTTTTTCTTAGAACAGTCGGAGGAGTTATCTGAGGAGATGTGGCAAAAAGCCGTGGAACGTGCCGGGTCGTGGTACATTGACCCAATGCCACCGCCGTTCATATTTACAACTTTTAATCCTACGCAAAAGTGGGTGAAAAAGAAGTTCTACGAACCGCATAAAAAAGAGGAGTTAACAGCCCCTTACTTTTTTTTGGAGGCATTACCGGACGACAATCCTTTTGTAACAGACGATCAATGGTCCGCATGGAAAACACTTGACCCGATCAATTATGATCGGTTTATAAAAGGGGATTGGAACGCGTTTACAGTCAAGAAACAATTTGCGTATTCATTTAAAGAGGAAAAGCACGTTAAACCGTGTCAATACGACCCATCGGAATATGTGTATTTATCCTTTGACTTTAACGTAGACCCAATGACCTGTTTAGCAAGACAGACGGTTAACGGGCAGATACGGTACATAAAAGAGTTTAGAATACGAAATAGCGACATCTATGAAATGTGCGATGTGATTAATGCAGCCTTTCAGCCTTATCCCGTATGGATAATTACGGGCGATGCTTCAGGAAATAACAGAAGCGCATTGACAAAAGGTAATTTGAATTACTACACAGTCATACATGAAAAGTTAGGATTGAATGATAATCAAAACAGAGTTCCTGCAACCAACCCTGCAGTAAAAGATACCAGAGTAGTTTGTAATTCGGTACTGGCAAACTTCGATGAAATTATAGACCCGTCATGTACTTATCTGATCGAAGATTTAAAGTATTGCGAAGTTGATGAAGACGGACAGAAAATGGATTCAGGAAAAGATAAACACAAATGGCATTTAATGGATTGTTGGAGATACGACCACAATACTTTCCATTCGCACCTCATACACTTACCCGATACAGAAGAAATTGAACAATAAAAAACATGGAAATGAAACTACTCATCAAACTACCCACCCGCGAAAGACCTGAAAAGTTTTTCAAGACCTTATTAAAGTATCAACATTTAAGAACTAATGAGAACACCAAGTTCTTAATCACTTTAGATGCCAATGATACTAAGATGAACAATCAGAACGTAATAAACTCCCTTTCAATGTGGGGTAATTTAACGTTCGTTTATGGTGAGAGTAATAACAAGATTCACGCTTGTAACCGGGACTTGAACGAATATGCTCAAGATTGGGATATCGTTCTGCTTGCCTCCGATGACATGATACCACAAGTCGAAGGCTACGATGATATGATTATTGCAGCAATGAAAGAACACTTTCCTGATACGGACGGAGTGCTGCATTTTAATGACGGATATACCAAAGAGAAACTGAACACACTTTGTATTGCAGGGCGCAAGTATTACGAGAGGGACAAGTATCTGTATAATCCTGAATACATCAGCCTCTGGAGCGATAACGAATTTGGAGAGGTTGCAATGAAGCGGGGCAAATCCGTTTACATCAACAACGTAATCATCAAACACGAACATCCGATGAACACGAACACCGCTAAAATGGATGCCTCGTATCAAAAGACGTTAGCATATTACGCAGAGGATAAATTAACTTTTGAACGCAGAAAGGCGATGAATTTTGGTTTGGACGAAGTTAAAGAAGTGGTTAAGAACAAAGGCGGACGACCTAAAAAAGTAGTGGCATGATAGCAGAGAAAGAGTTTAGTTATTTAAGGGGCGTTAGAGACGGTGTTATCATAGGAATAACGATTGTAATTATTTATCTTATTGCAAAACAATGAAACTATCCATCCTCATCCCCTCAATCCCTGAACGCAAAGAACAGTTAGATTATCTGCTGAACAAATTGCGCCCTATTCCTTTTGTTAGAGACCATTGCGAAATAATTGTTGACAACAGCAAGCGTCATGACGAAGGCGGCTTATCGGTAGGTTACAAACGTCAGGCGTTACTAGACAAAGCAAAAGGCGAATACATTTGGTTCTTAGACGATGACGACGACTTCACGCCTGAACTATTTCAGCAGATTGACAAGGCAATGGAATACGGTCATGATGTGATTTCAGCTAAAACCTTAGCAATCTTAAACGGAGTAGAACACATCATTGACACGTCGATTGCTTATGAGAACGAACAGATACACGACGGAGAAACAAAACGCTTTCCGTCAGTAATGAACATCTATAAACGCGAAGTGGCATTAAGAGTAAAGTTCAATGATAAGAACTACGGCGAAGATTTTGAGTGGTCAATGGCCTTAGGACTTCAAACAGAGGTGAAGATAAATGAGGTATGGCATATCTATAATTTTAACAGTGTTAAAACAGTAGCGAGTAAATGAGTAAGAACGACCCGTTAAAAAAGATTGATTCTCAAATAAAGTCTTACGAAAAGAAGATTGACAAACTCTACGAGAAAAAAAAGAAGTTGACTTTAATAGGGTTTAAAATTCAAAACGATAACCGATAAATGACCCTCTCCATCCTAATCCCCACCATCAACGGCAGAGAGCAGCTATTAGAACGTCTGCTTAACATCATCGCAGAACAGAGGCAGTGGGTGAAAATGGACATTGAGGTAATCATCGAAAAGGACAACAGAGAGAAAAAGATTGGCGCGAAAAGGAATAAGTTGCTACAAAAAGCAACGGGCGACTACTCCGTTTTCATAGACGACGATGATATCATTCCTGAATACTACCTATCTGAAATCCAAACAGCAGTAAAGAAAAATCCTGACGCAATCGGTTTCAAAGGAAACTACTCAGAGAACGGCATACAAAAAAAAGAGTTCATTCATTCCATTACCAACAAAGAATATTCGGAAACAATGTATTACTTCTATCGTCCTCCGAACCATTTAAACCCGATCAAAACAAGCATAGCCAAACAGTTTAGTTTCCCGAATAAAAACTTATTTGAAGACACCGAATGGGCTATGCAGATACAAAAAAGCGGTCTATTGAAAACAGAGGTTTTCATCGACAAAATAATGTACAATTATAATTACGTTTCTAATAAAAAATACTAATGGCACTTACTCAATGTGAATCCTGTTACTTACAAACCGTCGAGGCGTGTTCTGCAGCAGTGACTTTATCGGTTGGCTTAACCCCTGCAACCGCATACACCGTATGGATGCAGGATAAATTTGAAACCATCTATAAGCAGACAATCACAAGTAATGGTTCCGGCAACCTTGTACTAGATTTAGATGCGGTTGATCTTGCTTTTACTCCGTACTCAGGGGATTATTTAATTACCATCAGCACTTCAGCAGATACCAATACGACCGAATCCCTGACCATTGCAGGCGGTACTTATAACTGTATCAATATGTCATTTTATAATAGTAACTGATGATTGAGATATTGTTAGCGTTGGTTCTTATTGTATTCCTGAATGGATTTGAGATAGTCGGGTTTTATGATGCCTGCCAATTTACTTTCCACCCCGAAGGAAAAAAGAATGAAGACGGAGCCAATAAATACGGAGTTATGAATGATAACAAGATGATATTTTGGCGGGTAAAATACATAGCTCAAAAGAAGCTAGGGATGTTTTGGAGTAAGCCAGTTTGTAGTTGTGTTTCTTGTATGGGTTCACTTCACGGATTAATTCCATATACTTTATTCTGCCTGTATTATAATCCGATACTACTATTCTTATTCCCATTGTATGCCTGTGTTGTAGGGGCAATGGCAAAACTTATTCAATCAAAAATGTATTAATATGAGTTCACCATTTCAACACATTGGACCAATCGGTCAAACCTTACTTGACAACGGATTTACGGATATGGGAGAATGTTCAACCTGTACTGCGATGTGGAAATACGTCAAAGTTATCGGAGGAAAGACCATAGAAATGAAAGTAAAAGGCGAATGGAAAAACGAATTAACCGGAAGACGATTTAACGAGGTCGGTTCTGCTACGTTTGTAGTGAACGGCTCTTTAACAATGATAACAAAACCTGAATACACTCAAACCATTTTAAATCAGTTCGGATATGCGAAAACAACTTAATAAAGTATTTTCATCACTTGCCAAAGCAACTCAGGCCCCCGCCAAACACTGGAAAATAGAAGCGGGACACGTTGTTGTTCCTTCCTTTATCGATGAGGGTATTCAGTATTACACGTTAGAAAATCTATTTGATAGTTACGCTCAACGGGGACTTGCCGCAATTGATTCTTTTGAAGAGTACAACATGAGATGTTCACGAAAACATTTAATTGACGTGGTTTCTAAATTAGAGCAGATTCAAGGCAGGCAGACCTACGGAGTTCAGGACCTAATAGAAGAAAAACAGATTGTTAGTGATTTAAAAGAAAGACTTTTATTTCCCTTGCCACCAATGGATTTAATTTATAAATTAGCGTCCGTTGCCTATTGGGACGAGAACGAAAGTCCGTATTCCTACGATGAGAACTACAACAAGAAGAAAATAGAGAAATGGAAACAAAGTAAAACCATTGATGATTTTTTTTTAACCGTTCCTTTAGGCAATATAGTGAACTTGGGCGATTTATCCAAGTTCGATTTAAAGGATTACTTTCAGACTCTGGAGCAGGTAGACCAGATACACAAACAACGTCTGTCGTTGCACAATTAATCGGCATCGCAGAAAACCATTACAAGCTCGGCATCACACTTTCTCAAGTGTTTGCAAACACCACCATTTCCAAGCAGACCATTATCGAATACTTCTTTTTAATTGAGGAGTTAGATAAGATGAAACCAAAGCTGTAATGCCTGATGTAATATTTAATATTGTTGCTGATACTACGCAGTTAGAATCTACTATTCCCTTACTTGAAAAATTAGGGCAGGTCGATAAAAAAACAGCCGAACAGTTCCGAGCGGCAACAGAGGAGTACAAGAAATCTGCGGGTATTATTTCGCAAGCCACACAAGCACAAGTTCAGGCAAGTGAAAAGTTTGCTGCAGGTGCTAAAGGAATTGATTTGCTTTCCAAGTCACTAAAAGAACTTGGTATCTCTATACCTAAGGACCAACTAAAGCAATTTGCAGAAGGGGTCATGCTTGGTTTAGATGATGCGATGAAAGATGCGGGAGCGTCTGCAAAAGGAACTACTAAGAATCTAGGGGATTTAGCAAAAGCGGTTCAAGGTGCAGGTGGCAAGGGATTACTGACAAACTTTTTTGACCAATCAGCAAGTGTAGTAAAAACAGGAAACGCTTTACAGACATTAAAGCAAAAAGTAATTGAGGCAAGAAACGAAGCCCAACGATTAGCGGTATCTTTAGGCTCAGATGCAAAAGAAACGATTGCAGCCCAAAAGAACCTCGCTAATTTAACACATGAATTAGACGAATTTAATCAGCGTACAAAATCATTTAATCCTGAAAATAAATTTGTTGCCATATCCTCAGCATTTCAGGGAATAGCCGGATCTGTTGCCATTGCTTCGGGTGCATTAACTTTATTCGGGGCTGACACCAAAGAAGCGGAAGAGTTAACAAAGAAATTAGACGCAGCATTAAAACTGACTGCAGGATTTTCGGCTATTACTCAATTGGGTGGCGAGTTTAAGAATCTAGGTTTAGCGTTAGGACTACTGCAACCACAGATAGCAAAAACAGCAGCCGCAAATGTAGTGTTAACTGAAACACAGATAGCCGCAGGAGTATCAGCCAATGCAGCAGCAGCAGGAACAACGGCATTTTCTACCGCATTACGAATCTCGCCATTAGGAATATTTTTAACGGTACTCACTGCAGCAGCCGCAGCCTATATCATACTTGCAGATAGCGCAAAAGAGGCGAGCGCATCCACAGTAGCACTTAATGAAGCCAAAGAAAAAGCGATCGAAAGCTCATCTCAGGAACGTGCCGAAATTACGTTGCTCGTCAAAGAATATGAGTCGGCGAACACCTCACAGAAAAGACGAACAGAAATAATTTCACAACTTCAAAGTGATTATCCTGCATACTTTGGTAGTTTAAAATTAGAGGGCGAAAGTGTAGACAATGTACGTGCGGCATACGAAAAATTAACGCAAGCCTTAATCATAAAGGCTCAGATGGACGCTATTATTCAAAAGATAGCAGAAGTTAACACAGAGCAGTTGATTAGTCAAAATAAATCTATTGACGACCAACTTACGGCCTTCCAACGGTTTTTAGGATTAGATGATAAGTTAAAAAAGACCCTTGTTGACGGTAAAAATAAAGTTGCTAAAAAAGAAGTTGATGACTTAACGAATGCTTACTTAAAACTAGCTGAACAGTTAACCGCAATCGGTGGCGACCCTGATAAAAAAACAGAGAAAGCAGACAACCCCAAACTAAAACAAGTCAAACAAAGTCTGCAGGATGAAGCCAAGTTAAGAGAGGAGTTACGCAAAAAAGAATTAGCGGCAGACCTAGAGAACTTAAAAATCTATGTTGCTAACCGTAAAACTCAGATAACAGAAAGTAACGCTACTCAGGAACAAAAAGCCAAAGAACTTTCCGCTTTAGAACTTGCTCAGCTACAACTCCGATTACTTTACTATCAGCAGTATGGCGAAGATGTGGGCGACGTACTCAATCAGATAGCAGACTTTCAGGCGAAGGTTGATAAAGAAGCTGCAGACGCTAGTAAAGCCGAAACCGATGCATTGTTTGCAGAATGGGAAAGAGAAACGCAAGGGTTTATTGACAAAGAACAAAAGAAACTTGACGAGCAAAAAGCATTTGAAGAAAAGCGAAACGAAATACTTTTACAAGCAGGACTTGAATTAGTCGACGGACTTTTTGCCATTCAACAGGCGGCTTTTGAAAATCAGATAGACGAAATCAGTAAACAAGCGGACCGCGAAAAAGCGATTCAGGACGCCGCCCTTCAAAAAAATAAAGAGGACTTCGATAAGCGAAAAATAACCGCTAAGGAATTCCGAGCAACAGAAGAGCGATTAAATAAAGAAAAAGTTGATTCCGAGAAACGGGCACAACAGCAGATTAACGACATCAAACGCAAAGCAGACACCGCTAACCGCATCCAAAAACTATTTGAGATTGCAGTAGCAACAGCACGAAACATCGTTGAGAATCCATTATTAGCTTTGTTCTACGGACTACTCGGAGCAACTCAGGCGGGTATCGTTCTGGCAACTCCACTACCGCAATACGCAAAAGGAACATTAAACTTACAAGGTAAAGACGATGCGATTCCAATCATTGCTCACAGAGGTGAGGCGATTATTCCTGCCGATAGAAGTAAAGACTATCATCCTGCATTAAAAGCTATAACTAATCGAAGTATTCCATCGTTTGCGATGAATGAATTTGTCAGAACGTTCTCAGTAAAAGACATTCCAAAATACACGACGAATAACACCTCTACCACAACCAACTTTATCAACGAAGACTCTTTGGCTGATAAGATTGGTAAAAATATCGCATGGGAATTACGCAATAATGGAGAGGTGAAAATTACCAATTGGAGACAGATTGCAAATGCAATGAACACTAACGACATCAGAAAAGGCAACCGATGAGATATAGATATTATTTAGATGGCGGCCTGGTAACAGAACCCGAAGGCTCTGACGGATTAACCACTCAGATAAAGCGGGACGATGTGGCAAACGGAATAATAGTTACTCAGGACGCTCCGATTACTTTTATTGAAGATGGATATGATTACCTGTGGGACCTGCTTAATAATAATTCCTTTTGTTCGTCAGCAGCATTAAAGATACTTGCCTCAGAAGACGAGGGCGCAAACTATGTGGACTATTTCACGGGAAACATTTTTATTTCAGATGTTCGTTTCGATGAACAAACTAAAAGAGCAAAAGCAAAAGTTCAGGACAATAGTTTTGATGCCAAGATAAATAATAACAAAAACGTTAAAGCCCTTATTCATGTGGGACGTAGTAAGACAGATGTTACGATTGACCCCGCTCCCTATGTTACAGTAACGTTATTCGATGTTGCCACCGGAACGGATATAGCAGTTACAGCAGGTTCGGGAAACGAAGCGCAAGGTAGAATGTACCGGATCTACGATGTACTCAGATTCTTTATTGATTACATGGCTGACGGACAAATCGGTTTTGAGTCTTCCATCTTTGATACGGGTGGCGAATTTGAAGGGCTTTGCATCTCATCGGGGTACATGGTCAAAGGGTATGATGGGACTACTCCTGAGAATACATTTTATGACCTGTTTCCAAAGATTAGTTACGCAGAAGTCATCGCTAACCTAAAACCATTAAACCTCTATTTTCAAATTGAGAACCCCGATACAAGCCCTGTTTTACGACTTGAAAGAAAGAGTTATTTTGAGAACAGCGCAGTACTGACAGTTGATATTGCAAGCGCAGACAAGATAGAGACCTATATCGCTACAGAATTACTTTACAGTTCTGTAAAATTCGGTTCAGGTGGTTTAACATACGATTCAGCTTATGATTTTCCTGAGCGTATCAATATGGTTGGTTTTAATGAGGAGCAATTTCACACCGTAGGAACGTGCAACATTGATAACACATTAGACTTATCAATCGAGTGGACCATCTCATCAAATGCTATTCAGGAGGCGATTGACCGGGCGAATCTTTCGTCAATGGAGGACGATGCTATTGTCATGATTAATTGTACGCCTGTTATTTCAGGTAGTACCTATGCAGCAACAAAAACAAATTGGTTAACGGGTGGTAGTTCACCATTATTCTACAACGAAGCGTTGAACAACTACAACACTTCACTTCGCTACTTAGGTGCAATTCCCAACTCAATAGCATTATTTTTAGGGGATGCGACGAATGAGTTTTTAGCGGTGTCGACACTAGATTCCAGCTATGGGGCAGCAAGCGGGCCAAGAGAGCCTG